AAAAAAATAATTTTATAATTTATGGCACAGAGACAAGTATACACAGATACCAATTATAGTTCATTACCATTTCTTGATAATGACACAATTTATATTGACTATTTGGCAACTCTTACAATAACCACGGATACTTCCGCAATTGCTGCTATTAGTTTTGGTGGAAACGGTGCTGGAAAAGTTGCTATAAATAATACTTCAACCTCAACGCCGATTTTTATAAAAATTTCTGGTCCTATTGCTCTGAGCAGAGATGCTGTTTTTGAATCTAATGGGAATCTTATTGAAATAGGAACTGGAAATGGTTCAACGGTAACATACAATCTACCTACGGGGAATGGTGGTTCTAAGTATAATGATTTAGGTGCATGTTGGGTTGATAAAGGAGCTACATTTAGAGATGGTACATCATATAAAACAACTTACGCTCAAGTATCTAGTTTAAGTAATAAGCTTTCTGCTTATACATTTGGTGATGTTTTTTCCCAAGATACAACAGCAAATACAATTACGTTTTTAAAACCCGTTCCAAACGGATGTAAGGTATACGTGCCAAATATACAAATATTTGGTACACATGCTGTAAATTCTGCATTCTCGAGTTCGGGAAGAACTAATTTGAATTACACTTCTTTTAGCAGAATTGTCAATTTTTCTCACAACGGAGCGGTAGATTTAAAACTCAATTATTGTGGATTAGCTTATGGTCAACCTTCATATTATTCAAACTCAAGAAGAATGGCTGGTGGTGCTACTATTTTAAATACTGCGTTTAACTGGGCATATTATTTTGATCTATATGGTAGTAGTATTGGGTCGGTACTCAAAAATGTTTATTATATATCCAACACACATGCCTCTGGGTTTGGTCCAACATCCCAAGGACCGGGGTTATATATAGAAAAATTTACTACAATTTTTGATAGAGACGATTGTGGAGATCCAGCTGGAAATACCAGTACCGGTAATTTGTTCCCGATTTCTTGTCCAAATGGAAAAATTTATGATGTTTATATTGGAAGTGTAAGTAATCCTATTTCTATTAATAGTATTGGTTGTACATATGATAATATGGTTGTAGTTCCTACAGGAAATATTGTTTCATCATATAGTAGATCAATAACTAATGTTACAAATAATGGTTCGGGATTAATAAGAATAACCGTAAGTGCAAATATAAATGTCAATGCCAATCAAAGTGTAAAAATTACGGGGGTAGGCGGCGTTACTGCTGCAAATGGTACGTGGAGAGCAAATTATGTTAGTGCTACACAATTCGATTTAGTTGGAAGTTCATTTAGTGGTACATATACTACTGGTGGTATAGCAAATACTTATGCAGGTAACAACAGGACATTATTTTATGTTGCAGATAACGCATCAAAAAACGTATTTACAAACATTTCTATAATACCAGCATATGAAGTTCCTGTGGATCCAACTATCGGAACATTACATCGAGGTAATTTTGTATTGTTTTCAAATACCGGAAACAGCTATAACACATTTACTGACTGTACACTTTCTCTACAAACCAGTTACGGAGCAGGTTCATTGATACATGAACGTGGTACGTATAATACATATAATAAAATAACAGTAACCGATTCTGCTAACAGTTCTGTATACGTCCAAAGAAATTTTAGTTTAGAACAGGAATCCTATGGTATAGTAATTGCCAATTGGACTAATTTATCAGCATCGCAAGTAACTAATCAAGGTGGAAATTATACTTATTTTGGATCAAAAATTGAACGTGTGTTATTGGATGAAGATACACCAGCTACTGATTTTGGATATAGTTTTTTCTATACTGGAATTGATTCTCCTTCCATACTTGCTTTTACAAATATAAACAAAACAACAGGTAGAGTGTTTGCTCTTAATTCTTTATCAGCCTCTGTTCTATCTGTGGTACCGAGTCCATTAAACACTGGACCTTATACAGTAAAAGAATCTAAACTGTATATAAGAGATACAGGTGATAGTGTTGCATTTGAAACATCTGTATATGGTGGAATTACTGGTATAGACAGCTTCTGCGCAAGAGATGAATCAATGTCAACGATTTTAGCAAAGGATGCTACCTCGACTATTGATTGTCCGTATCAATATGCACTTTCAATGAGGCGTCCTGATGGCGTGTATACCACTCCAAAGTTGGTTTATGGTTCTAGGCTTACTGGTGGAGCTAGTCAAGTAGCAAACTATAACGTTGGAAACACTGTTGCTCAAACTATAGCTACTGGATTAACTGCATTTGGAACTGTGGATTTAATCAATTCCACAGAATTAAGAATATGTGATATTACAACACTTTCATCAACTCCAAATCCAAATTACCTATGGGGTCATTTCTTAGATAACGTAACAACATCAGGACTGAGCGGTACAGCACAAGGTATAAGAAATATTACTACAGGTTACAACCCCCCATCGAACACGTTCACTAACCAATACGAATATATACCTAGCAAAACTATTAATGCTTTAAATAGTGCTCTTACTGGTCTACCAGCAGAAACTAGAATAAAAAACCAAGTACAATTTAAAGTACATGTCATTAGAGATATTAAAGACGGTGCTAATAGCACATATAATCAAAGATTTTTTGGAGCAGCTATCGATGTCAAATTAGATCCAAATTATATCGTTCCTGTGAGTGATCCAACTTATTTAAATTTAACACTCAATGGAGGTTATATTTCAATATATGATGATATAGGTGAATTAAAATATTATACTAATCAAGATCAACTTATAACTTTGCCTTTGGATTCTGTTGGTACATGGACTTATAAATATGCAAAATACGGGTATAAAATGGGTCTGGGGCAATTCAACATCAACCAAAAGACCAACGAAATAGCTCCAATAGTATCTCCGGATTTTTATTTGACGGAATTATCAGTATCTCTGGTTTCTGCTTATAATACATTTTCTACTACGCAGAATATTTATGATTATCTTTCATTCTATAGAACAACGAGTGCTGGTCTAGGCTATGGAGATTTAAATCAATATTCTTCAACTTTGGATATTGGTTCTAAACAATTAATTTTATCTGATACTGCTTCTCCTGTGTTTAGTTATGATGGTTCTAAATTTATTATAAAATCATCATCTATTCAAGGTAGAGACATAACAACAACTGGTGGTATAATTTTATCCGGATCAAATACATTTTCAAATATCACGTTAAATGCCAACGTTTCTTCAAATGCTGTTAATAATTTAAATACAATAAACGTCAACGGAATTTTAACATATAATACAAATACATCGTACAACATAACTTACACTAATACTAACGTACTAACTGCAAAAAATGATGGCTCTGGTATAATCAACATTAAGCGTATTAATTCTACCATCACGGATGCTACTGATGCACAAATTCAATCGTTTCAATCAACATTTATTAGCTTAACATTACAAAGCGGTTATATTGCAATTTATGATAATAATGGAGTGCAGCAATATTATACAAATTCAGATCAAACAATTGAATTACCATATGCTGCTACAGGAACATGGACATATAAAATTGCTAGATATGGTTACAAATTAATTACTGGAACATTTACGGTAAATTCAGCAATTGGCGGAACAGTTACAATTGCTCCAATTTATGTTCAAGATATTTATGTATCCGATACTGTTGGAAACGTCATGTCATATACGACATTTTACAAGACTCAACAAGTATACGATTACCTTTCTTATTACAGAACAACCAGTGCTGGTTTATCGGCTGGAGATTTAAATTCTTACATTTCAACTTTAAATATTGGTTCAAACAATATAATTCTTTTTGATTCTGCATCACCAGCATTTAGCTATGATGGATCAACGTTTACTTTAAACAGTTTAAATCTATCTGGAGCAGCAATTACAACAACTGGTACAATAAGCTTGTCTGGTAATAGCGCAATTTCTAATATCGAACTAACTACTGATGTTTTAGATCAAACTCCAGCTGATTTAACAAACGTTACAATTAATGGAATTTTAGCCTATAATACTAATTCTCCTGCATCTATTACATACACGAATACAACCGTAGATACAGTTGTTAATGATGGAACCGGTACGGTTTTAATTCAACGAATTAATTCATCTATTAACAATGACACTGATCCAGAAATAGATAATTATGCTCCTACGATTATTAACATAACACCAGATGGTGGTAGTGTAGCAATCTATGATGACTCAAACGTAAGACAATATTTTATTACTACTACATCAACGGTAGTTCTTCCTTTTGATGCTACTGGTACATGGTCTTATAAGGTAGCAAAATATGGGTTTGATTTAATCAATCAACCATTCACAGTAAACCCATCTACTGGTGCAACAATTAATATTGTTCCAAATTATGTCACAGATAACTTTATTGATGCACTTGAAGCAAACGTAGCAAACTATACAGATATAAATACTGCAAATCAAATACATGATTATTTGATGTATTTTCAAACTCTTTCGACAGGTATCGATTACGGAGATTTAGAATTTGAAACATTTGGAACTATTACATTTACAAATAGTTTAGCGTTAAGTGCTGATGCATCTTCTATGGTATCCTTATCAGGAACTACTGTAGTATTAAAATCTACATATTTAACTGATGATATTGTATTAGTATCAACAAACGGTAACATTACACAACATTCTGGTAATACAATTTCTGATGGTATTAAATTAAGAGCAAATAATTTGGATAGTGAAATTTATTTTAATACCGTTGATTCGATTACATTCTTTCCAACAGCATCAGCTAGAGATAATAATACTGACGGAAATATTACATTAACTAGTGCTACAATTTATAGATTTAAATATGGTTCAACTGTGAGTGGTATAACATTTACAAATTATGCATATGCTAGAGTTACTGTTGGTGGTGCTACATTATTAGTTGCTACTCCAATTGCTCTCGGTACTAATACTATTGATTTTGGTGTTACTGGTAACTTACAAACTCTTAACAACAATCTAAGAATTGTTAATGACGGTGTTAAAAAATCGAGTATATTGGTTCCACACACAACTAGTATTTAAAGTTCATAACCTTCTCGAAAAACTGCATAATCAATCAAAGAATCAAGCCTAAAAGAACGGAACGCGTCTTTTTGAATATCCCAAACAGAAATTACGTTTTCATTTTCCTTTTTGATTTTTGCTGATGGCTTATTTTCAAATTCAGGAATAATTCCTTTTTTTAGGGAACAATTCATCACTCGTTCTGTACCATCAACTTTTTTGAATTTAATTTCCAAAACGTTTTGTTGTAGCAATTCTTTAAGTTTTTCTTTAGTGATCATGCATGAATAATATCACATCTTAATAAATATTCAACTAAAATGAGATTAAATAAATAAACAATGGCTACTACTTTAACTCCCATAATTACAGCAACACCGGGCAACCAATTATCATATAATAACGGAATGGCTGAAACGTTTTCGTGGGTTCCAGTACAAAATACGGAAAGACCGTTATTTGCAAAAGCTGTTTATCCAGTACAAATTTCTGAACAGTTGACTACCATTATTAAATTGCTTTCTGCAATGGTTCCTTAAATGCCTTGATACGTAATTTTACGTTTGGATTTTGAAATTACTCCTGGATTAGGAGGAGCCGTAGTATCTGGAACAATTTTAGAATCTTGCAGTTCTTCTTCTTCTTCTTCTTCTTCTTCTTCTTCCAGTTCTTCTTCTTCTTCTTCTTCTTTTACGATTAAAGTTGGCTTATTTGGTTTTATAATTTTAGTTTCTTTTAATATGCTTCCTCTCGTTGCTACGTTTAACGCTAAAACTAAAGCAACAGCTAATGGATCAAAAACACATATTAATAGGCCTATAAACGCCGTTACAACCGTGTCTAAAGGTTTGTTAATAGATTGGGCTATAAACTTAAATGTTCCTATATCTTTTGTTTTACCCATTTCGGAGTTAATTTGTATAATATTATTATCCTTTTCGATCTTTTGTTGTTGTAACTCTTGTCCTCTTGCAGTCAATGCTTGTATTTCTTTTGCTGCTCTTTCCATGTCAGCATAAACTGGTGCAGCTGACTTGCTAGACATATTTGGTAGTCTTTTTTCTTGGGATGCGCGAGCATCATTTAATGTTTGAATTCTGCTATTGATTCGCGTTATTTCTGAATCAATATTTGTTTTTTGTTCAGCAATTAAAGTAACTTGTGAATCAAATTGGTTAAATTTAGCTGAGTTTACTTGATACGCTGCGGATAAATAACCAAAAATACCCAAAGAAGTAATTCCCATTAAAGCAATAACTGCAACTATTAAATACACCTTTAGCCACCAAATAGTACTATTCCAATATCTATAAAGATAAGAAGTTGCTACAAGCTTTCCAAATTCCAGAGAGGCAGCCATAATAGCCACTTGATAAAAGCTGCCAGAAAACAATGTTGCTATTCCTATAACAGAAAAGTATGCAGTCGTTCCTGCAATGCAAAAAGCACTTAATCCTAACAATAGTATAAAAAACATAGTATACTATTATTTATCTATTTTTAATTAAAGCTTGATTGGATACTCAATTCTGTGCATCCATTTACCGTCTTTATCAACTGGCCATATAACTACCCTGTGGGGAATAGTAGTGGATTGAAATTTAACCGTAAATTGGTTTTTTTCAAAATTTAAAAACTCAGCGTGATCATTGTTGTTGCGGTCAGCTCTGTGTATCACAGCTGTAGTTGAGTCTTCTATACCAATGTACCAAAAATCATATTCTTGTTGTTTGTCAACAATGTCATTTATATCCCATTCAATATTAAGTTCGTATTCTTTTTCATTATGCTCAGCATACAAGTGAAACTCTTGTCGCCAATCACACTTAACTAGCTCAAATAAATCAGGGTTATCACAATAACAAAGATCAAAAATTTTCTCGTCCGATCCAATAAACTTGTCAGCTATACATTGGTTAGCGTTTTTGTCAAATAAATCACAAAGCTCATTTATGCAAGATTTATCCAAAAAGAAAACCGTTCCTTTTAAATATCTCATTTGAGACATGCAATGCTCTTCTTTTGTAGTTCCAGCTAAACCTTTTTCTACAGTGTCATTTATACAAAAAAATCTAACTTTGTTTTCTTGGAGTTTAATTTTTTCTGCAACTGGCCATTTTTCATTATCAATTACCCAACTGCTGTCTCTGATAAATCCAGTGTCAACCCAACTAAAAAATTGCGTATCAAAAGGATTTTCATTAATAATTTGTTTAAGATAATGTACTTTATTAAACATCAAAACGTTATATAAAGGTTTATTCATTTCAGGTACATCATGGTGCACTTTTTGTTTGAACTCATCAGAATACATCAAATCTTCCAGCTGGCTATTATATCGTTTCCAACCTTCAATTTGCTGTATTGTGCTAATTTTTATAATTGTCTTTTTAAACTCAGGATCAATTTTTTTTCTGTATTCTCGTATAATATCTACAAATTTTTCTTCTGTTTGAATGTGTAGTTTAATATCCAAAGACAATACGTTATTAAACCAATACATATATGTATTGCTGTGTATTCCGAATTTATCCCAGTTTGATCTATTAATATCAAAAAAGAATGTGCAAAATGTTATATCCATGTCCATGTGAATGAGTCAGCTTTGTGTGTTAATGTGCATTTGGTTGAAGGTTTAATACAATATTCGTCTTGTTCATTAAGCATGCTTGCAACGCTAAATCCGTCACTAGCCAATGCTGTTGGAACAAATCCTTCCGAGTAACCGTAATATCCTTGTTCGTTAAGAGACAACAAATGTTTCATTGCTTGATTGGAATATCTAACAATTGGAAAAAAGCATCCCATGTGACGACTTGTTGATTTGTAATTGTCTCCAGGTCCAGGAGCAAAATCTAGCCAATGACCATGTGAACCCATTCTTTCATTGGCTTTGTCTACAAATGGAAATTCTTTATAGTTATCTTTTGCAAATACTTGAATAGCTAAAAAATCTTCTTTATGGTTTTCGTACTCTGACAGAAAAGGTTTTAAATTTGCATCAAAATAAACATCATCATCAAAAAACCAATAGTAATCCAAAGAAGGATTTTTCAGATAGAAAAGCAACATCCTAAAGTGAGCATAAAAATAGTTAGGTTTTTGGTGATTGCCCCACCTATGTTTTATATCAATTGGTCTATTAAAATTTAGTGGATCAAAATCTCCGCTATTGTAAGTCATTGTATTGACCTCATAAGGCAATTCCCATTCTTTATTTTGATCGTCAAATAATACAAATAAATTTTTAAATCCCTCGTCTTTATATTTTACAAAATTAGAATAAAACCCACCGCTCAACGAGCGAGGATAAGTGCAAAAAACAACAGCTGTGTTATTCATAAGAAGATGTTAAAATTGAATTCCATTCCGGAATGCGGTTAAATTGATGTACCATATCATACACTATTCCATTAGTTTTTACAACACCGTTTTCCATATATGGTATATGTAAATTTTTATTCAACAAAGCATTTTTAAATCCCCAACCTTCAAAAAAAGCAGTGGGTCCGGCAGCTGCACAATGCATAGCCCAAGCATCGTTTAAATTAAGCTGCTTTAATTTGGGTATTTTGTCATTAGCTATAAGAACATGCAGCGCAGCTTGATCTTTAATGTTGTGATTATTGCTTCCAGCTTCACATAAGTCAAACATTTGTTGATATACTGGAATTAAAGCTTCTTTTTTTCCTGCTATTATGCCAGAACAAACTACAGACAGCGGTTTGCATTTTAAATACTCTTCAGGAAAAATTTTATTAATGTTGTCGCTGTTCCATGGTTCTTCACTAACTAACACTCCTTCTTGACCAACAAATACGTCATGTTCATTGAAGTCTAGTTTTAAAAACGGATCTCCCTGAAATACCACATCAAATACATCTGTAATTATAAGTTGTTGTTCTGGAATAGTTGAAAATAAATTTAAAATATGCTCAAGTCTTTTGTGATTAATATACCAAGTATCACTAACGACTACAGGGACAGCAGTAATTCCTAAATCAGTTACTGCTTTAATTTCATCATCATTCGAATTTGCGCAAAGCAAATACACAGTCCCGTTACAATATTTTTTAAAACTAGTAGCCCACACTTTTACTTTGTTTAAATGTGCAGAAATATTGTTAGATAATCCAACTAATGCTTTTTCCATATAATATATGTTCTTTATTTATTATCGTAACATGAGTTTACAACATTCATTTGCGCATACTTTTATCAACTGCAATTTTAAATTGCTCTGCTCCTTCTGGACCATTCCATTTTACAGGAACTTGACTTCCAAATCCTAAAATTGTAGGCCATAAATATTCAAGATTGTAATTTAAATTAGTTATATGTGGGCATGGTGGAAATATTGCATTAATTTTTTGATAACTTTCCAACGACCTTTTTAAAATTAAATCCTTTGAAACAATACATTGAGCTGAGCTTATGTATTTTATTGGGGAATCGTGTTGTATGTCTAGTTGTTTAGCTAACTCAACCGTTTGAGCTGAGTGACAATGTTTATCAACAGAGGACGTAACAGTTCGTACATAACCAAGACCTAAACATTGAAAAGGGCGGTCAAAATTAAACTCATTAACCAATTCAACAAAATTGCTACAATGATCAAATGGATAATCTTGTGCAAAACAAACATAATCCGGTAGTTTATTATAGTGATCAATAATATATGTCAAATACGTATACGTATCAAATCCCATATTTGGCAAATTGTGCTCAAACAAATGAGTTTGATTAGGGTTTTTGTTGTATACTATATATGGATGCTTTAGCTTTGATAGCCAATCCAATTTTTCTCGGAAATGACAAATTACTATTTCTAATTTCACCAATGTATTTAGTTACTTTTAAAAATTCTTAGTAATTTTATTGCACCATTGTTTAGATTTAGAGTAAGGCCAAATTATGCAATGGTCAGGATGAGTTTCTGTAGAAAACTCTCTCCAAATTTTATAATAGTCATCTTTGCTGTCCTGATAACGCTTAATTTCATCTGCAGTGATATCTTGTCTGTGTAACGTTTCTCCTTTATTGTCATGAAAAGCCACAACCCAAAAATCATAATCAGTTTCAGGAACTTCGTTTTTATAAAGATCTATACAATGTTTAAATATTTTAAGAAATGATTTTTCGTATTGTTCTTGATTAGCATATACTGGGTTTGGAGCTTCAAAATGATCTTTTGTGTATTGCTGTATTGCTCTTTTCTTGAAAGATAATCCTGCAAATTTTTCGTAGTCTTCAAGAGTTCTAACTGAGCCAAAACCATATTTACCAAAATCAATGTCATTGATTTCTCCGTCCATCTCAAACAATTTACGGTTCCTGAGATGACAATCTTTATTTTTTACCCACCATTCTTTATCGTCATCCCATTGTTTAGTTCTACCCTTGCGTGTGTACTCATGCCAAATTACTACTTTGTGTGGATGAAACAAATCATAACCATGTGTAAAAGCTCTTACACCAATTGAAATTTCTTCCCCATGAAAATAGTAATTAGGATCATGTTGAATTTCTGTTGCAAATGTTCCATCAGCAAAACAAAAGTGAGCTGAATAAAACCTAGCTCTTACTGGGCCCGTGAGTTTATCAAAATCAGGAATTGATGCAGGCAAAAAGAATACAACACCTTCTGGAATGAATCGATCAAAATTCATTCTCCAAGGAACATTAACACGTTCTTCTGGATCGTTTTCTGGATTAAAACTTGGAATGTACCCAGTTAATAGAGGTTTTGGACATTTTTTATTTCTGAGACCTTCCAACATATCTATAAGAATAGTATCCCAATTTTCTACAAACCGGTGATGGCTATCTAATTGAAGGGTATATGTTTCGTCTTTGTATTCTTGTTGGATTTTATTTCTAGCCCAACAAGCTCCCTTGCTTTCTTCAAACGGAATATCTAAAATTCTAAATGTAGGACCTTTTCCAAAACTTTTAACATCTAAGGTTTCTTCTGGACCGTGCTGCCAAGCAATACCAAAAACTAAGTTTTCTGGATGAGCTGCTTTTGAAATACAATCTTTGAGAGTTGGTGTTAGTTGTGGGTCTCTATAAGAGGCTATTTGGATGAATATAGTTGACATATTATAAATTAAAAAATTAACGCGAAAGCCAATCGGCTGATCCTGTACATTCCGTCACATCAAAATAAATTGCGTGACCAATATTATTGTTTTCGTTGATGAGAAAGCCTCTCAACTTTCTTGGAGTAGAAGAATATGAAGTTACTTTTTCTTCTATTGTTTCTTTGGCAACATAATATTCTTTTCCTTCAAATTGCCGTGTAATCATCTTGCGTAGGAAATCTCCGAGATCTTCGTTTCCTACTTGTTCTTTTCTGACATGATATATGGTTGGTTCGCTCACGTATATAAATTACTCAAACTTTTATAAAAGTCAATATATCAAAACCATAATTCTGAACATTGTTTTGAAATATCTCTAATTAAACCTAAACAAGTTTTTGTTTTGTATTCCAAAGACTCTAATCTACGTTTTTTGGCTTTTGTATCATTTGATGGATTTTCCCCAGCTGCTTTGAGTTTGTTATAAATGTCATTCATTTTTGAATAAGCATCTGAAATTTCAGAATCAAAATTTTCAAGAGGAAAAGGATATGGCTTTTTGGATTTTGGTTCTAATGCTGACGGATTAACCACATTAAAAATATTAGCATCTTTGAGTGAATTCATGAGAATATTTAATCGTTAAATATTGATTGGAGCAATCTCTATGGACTCAGCAGAATTCAAATTATGCTTAATTGAATCAACAGGAGTCGTTAGCGGGGTTGCAGTAAATTGCATAAACACACCATTGACTTGATTACAAGATTCACACTTAAATGTATTCTTTTGATTCAATTGAATAGGAGTTACATTGGTTTGCTGGCAATATGAACATACCAATTTTATAGAAAATTTAGAAAATTGTTCAAATGCTTGCACGTTTAATTGTTCAGTTATTGCTCTATCTCGTTGTAACAATATCGAGTTAATAGAAACAAATAAAATTAACTGAACAGCATTTGAAAGCCAGAACCAAGACCAAAAAGTCCCAATTATTGAGCTACCGGCAAACCCAAATACTGTTGATATAAGGGACGTTATTATTAGGGAGGTTCCTAAAATTAAGAGTTCAGTTTTTTTCATATTGTGATACTTTATGGTAAAGTGTGTCGGTTGCGACATCTACGTATTTGAGTAGATCTAGCGGTTTTAAGTCAAAGTCAGCAAAATTAATCTTTTTTTCATCGCATTTATCTCCAACAATATCCACAGCATCCTTAAGAGCAGCCCAGCGGCAAAGCTCATACAATTCCATTCCGTCAATTGTAATAGATTGTTTAGGTAGGTTGCTTTTTTGCATTTTGGTATTTTTCATTGTAAAAATATTATCATTTATTAGGAAGGACAAGACAACAATAAACTTTCTTGGTATACTTCTTCTGGAAGTTGCTCAACAAACGACAAAATTCCACTTTTCATAGATTCATCAAAATCTTTATACGAAAGAAAAAACGGCTCAGCTCCTGGAACATATAAAAATTTGTAACACTCAGATGTCATTTCGACATAGATTAAAAAATCTCCAGCTCTTTCTACATTAAAAGCATAGAAACCTCGAGGTACTGGCTTGAGGGTTAAGTTAGTTGATTTTTTTGACATTTAAATACCTTAATACAATAAATAGAGTTGTTCAAGATGCGTTTTAACAATAATTAAATAAAATGATATATCGCCCTTATACGAATAATGGAGGTGTCCCAGGAAGTTCTGCTGGCACGGTTAAACCTCAGCCGTATCCACAGACCTCTTTGCTGGGAGCGTTTGTTTCCAGATTGCCATATGCATATCAAATTATTGATGCAATGGTTAAAAACAACCCAAAGTTTGATGAGTTTAAGCATCAAGCTTCGTTAAGAGACGACATGTTGCAAGACCAATCGGTCTTTTTATCTCAAAATCCAAATTCGGATAGTTATGGTACTGGCAACCCTGGAGCGTTTGCAATCAATAAAGATTACCAAGCATTCGTATATGCAAATATCGATAAAGATAAACCAAGACGGCTAACTGATTACAGAAGAATGGCTGCATATGCCGAATTAGCTGATTGTTTGGATGAAATATGTGATGAGTGCATAGTCGTAGACGAAGAAGGGGAAATTATCAAATTTGAATTGAAGGGCACCTATAGCAAAACAATCCAAGACGAAGTACAAAAAGAATTTAAGAAATTTGTTGAAATTTACGATTTACATAATTCAGGTTGGGAAAAGTTTCGTCAAATGTTGGTTGATGGAGAATTGTTTTTTGAAAATTTAATTAAAGAAGGAAAAGAAGAACTTGGGGTTATTGGTTTGATGTCAATTCCTTCTGAATTAATCAATCCAGTTTTTCATAATGTACAAAACGAATTGTTGAAAGGATTTTTGTTACAAAAGCCTATTGTTGGACCAACTCCATCTCTTAATTCCGAAGACCAACAACAATTATTATTTTTACAAAAAGCTCAAGTATCTTATATCCACTCAGGACTTTGGAATGAGTTTAAAACTTTTAAATTACCTTTTGTTGAAAACGCAAAAAGAGCTTATAGACAATTAAGTTTGATTGAGGATTCGGTTGTTATTTATCGGTTAGTTAGAGCTCCAGAAAGACTCGTATTTAAAGTTTATACAGGCAACATGCCTCCTCCAAAAGCAGAATCATACATCAAGAGTTTAATGATGAAATATTGGTCGAAAAAAACATTCAATAGTTCCGAAGGAAGAACTGCAAATGTATATGACCCCCAATCAATGTTAGATGCATATTGGTTTCCTGTAGATGCTCAAGGAAAAGGCACAGATGTAACTACATTGCCATCCGGCGGTAATTTAGGAGAAATTAAAGACTTAGATTATTTTTTGACTAAATTGTACAAAAGTTTAAAAGTACCAATTTCTCGTTTTTTGACTGCAGGAGATCCATTTAAAGATGGAGCTGAAATTACAAGAGATGAGTTACGGTTTGCTAGATTTATTATGAGAGTGCAAGCAAGGTTTGCAGTCGGCATAAGAGATACCTTTGTTACTCATTTAAAATTAAAAGGGCTTTGGAAAGATTATACACTTAAAGAACAAGCTATCAAAGTTGTTTTTAATGAACCAACATCGTTCATGGCAATGCGCAATCAGCAATTGCTCTCAATGAAGTTTGAAAATTATAATACAGCTACTCAGTCAGAAGCTATTTCAAAATCATTTGCTCAAAAATATTATTTAGATATGTCTGCTGATGACATGAAAGAAAACAGGGAGTGGCTTAGAAAAGATGCAGCACTTGCTTGGGAACTTGCTAAGATTACGGAAATGGGACCTAATTTTAGAGAGCAGTTAGCATTGCAACAAGGGGGTGCTGCAGGTGCAGAAGGAGGAGGGGAAGCGGGTGGAATGTCAGCAGGAGGCGGAGGTGGAGGCGGTGGAGGAGCCATACCTGAATTTGGTGAGGGAGGTTCTGCAGTTCCACCACCAACTGGTGAAGAACCTGCTGCTGGAGGAGCACCAGAAATGCCTGTAGGTGGTAGTGCTCCAGCTGCTCCAGCAGAAGTACCAGCTACTCCAGCTGTCTAATAAAAATTAATTAAATAGTATTATGCTTCCAACTATTACCGTCACAAAAGTCACAGAAGGTTTGGGAATGTTGACACTTGATTTTACGGTTGACGATGGAGGAGATCCAATTTCGTTAATTGAAATGGATGTTAATGGAGCAGGATACGTAAATTCAGGAGTATTATTTAGTCCTTTGTTTGTTACAGGACTTACTGGTAATGTACCAACAACGGTTTCATTAAAAGTTTGGAATAGTTTGGGTGCAAGTTTAGTTCCAGAAACTGTTACAGGAACTCCTTCTTTTGCTCCAACCCCGACGCCTACTCCTACTTCAAGTCCAACTCCAACTCCTAGTCCAACAGAAACCCCAGTTCCAACAACTAGCCCAACTGAGACTCCAATACCAACTTCTACTCCAGTCCCAACATTAACCCCAGTTCCAACTCAATCGGCAACCCCAACGCCAACACCTACAGAGACATTGCCGCCAACACCAACGCCAATGCCTACTGCAACAGTTGCTCCAACACCAACACCTCGAGCAACTTCATCAGTTATTCCTGTTGGATACGATAGAGGAGGAACAAATTTTAATACATCCGTTGTTACGTATGAAGACTTGTCGATACGTTTGCAAAGACAGCTTGGAGCTCCTTTAATAAATCTTGAAATTTCAGACGAACAAATTTACGACAATATTACGGATTCTATTGAATACTTTACAAAATGGGCAGGCTATACAGAAGAATATTTAATTTTTGATTCTAAGTTGTATGTACCAGGTGTTGGCATTAAGCTTGATGACCTTGCTAGCAAGACTCCTGAATTAAGAAAAAGCACAACTCCTGGATTATCTGCTGGATATGATTATGATTTAGCAAGTTTGAGAAAAATTATTGATTGTTTTGAGTTTTCAAAAGGCGAAGATACTGGCATTAATACGTTGTTTACGATGGAGCAAGCAATGGCTCAACAAATTTACTCTTCCTATATGGTCGGAAATTTTGGGTTTGATTTAGTTACATGGGAAGTATTAAAAGGATTTATTGATACAAGAAATAAAGTGTTGGCAATGACTCCTCACTTTAGATTTGATCCAAGATCTCAAGTATTAAGAATTATTCCTGAACCTCAAGAGAATCATACATTTTTGGGCATTGTTGGCTGTTATATTGAACGTCCTATTAAAGATGTAATTAGAGAAAGATGGGTTCAAAAATATGCTTTAGCTTTAACTAAAATTTCTATTGCAAGAGTTAGAGAAAAATTTACCGGAACTAATTTAATGGGCGGAGGTTCTGTTAATGGACAAAATATTTTAGCTGAAGGATTAAAGGAAAAAGAAGCACTCGAACAAGAATTAATGAATTCTTATCAAGACAACACTCCTCCTACTTTTTTTATTGGTTAATTTATAAATAACTTTATGCCTTACAAAATTAAAAGAAAGTGTATTTACAATATAGATGAATCTTTGAGTAATCGTAAGGTTGGTTCAAATCTCACATTTAAAAATTTTGCTCGAGCTCTTGGTGGTTTAACTGCATCTGTAACTTATGGAATTAAAAGCGACCCAGGTGCTGATCTTGTTTTAAATTTTACTCTTGGACAAACTGTTGATGAAATTGAATATGTGGATGGTTTGGTATATGATAAAACTGGAGGACGTAGTCGAAAACAGCAATTTAATGATCCATTACAAGCAACAAAATTACTAAAGGTGTATGATTTGACTGAAGAGGATGTAGAATGGGCTAACGGAGATGCAATCGAAAAAATTGCTACTCATATATTTAAAACTCCTCAAATACACAACGTACATCAAAAACGCAAACTCAGTAAAAAAGGAAATATTCCTTATGAAGAAGGTTTGGAATTTGAAACGCTTGCTAATAGCATTCTTTCAGAGTGAAAAAAAATCGTAATTTTAAACAAGGAATTTTTACTCCAAAGCATCCTGAAAAATATCGAGGAACGTTTCCAATAACATACCGTTCAGGTTGGGAATGCAAATGCATGTTGATGTTTGATCATAATCCCAACATATTGACTTGGGGATCAGAAACGGTAGTAATTCCCTATCCAAATCCATTAACTGGTAGAATTAGTAGATATTTTACTGATTTTAATATTACTATGAGGGATAAAAACGGAGAATTTAAAAAATTTCTTATTGAAATAAAACCCCATTCTCAAACAATACCTCCTGTTCAAAAAAACAGAAATAACAAAACGTTAATGAGGCAACAATCAGAATATATTAAGAATCAAGCAAAGTGGAAAGCAGCTACAGAATATAGTGAGCGGCATGGATGTCAGTTTGTTATACTGACAGAAAAACACTTGAATATGTGATTAGCTAATAGTTAAGTCTCTTGTTACTCCATCAGCATATACTGCCGAAGCTTGAGATCCAGGTCCAGTAGTGCCTGCTAAACGATATCCAAATTGAGTGCCATTGCGGTCACTTATATATCCAACTACAGCTCTAGGATTAACATCCCCATTAATTGTTATAAACAACGTCTTACCCGGAGTACCGTTACCAACTGCATTCATACCATAAAAAATATCGCCTTGGGTGAATGATCCAAATGTCACAGAGCCGTTGTCTCCTTGATATAACCCTGAATCCGTATCGAGCAACTCAGCAACTAATGCCCAATCCCAAGTACCTAAATCAATAGAAGCAGGAGTAGAAGTCGGGACCGGAGTTTCAGTTGGAGTTGGTGTCGGTATTGGTGTTTCAGTTGGTCCAATTGGAGTTTCAGTCGAAGTAGGGACTGGAGTAGGGGTTGGAGCTGGAGTAGAAGTTGGGACTGGAGTTTCAGTTGGTCCAATTGGAGTTTCAGTCGAAGTAGGGACTGGAGTAGGGGTTGGAGCTGGAGTAGAAGTTGGGACTGGGGTAGGTGTTGGTCCAAATGCAGTAGCTACAGGAGTAGAAGTTGGAACTGGAGTAGGAAGTATTGGAGTATATGATGCTGATAATTCAACATTATTGTTTGCAAATACCCCGTACCATGTTGGTCCGCTGTCACATGTTTTATTTCCTCCAAGAAAAGGTCCAAGTTTATATGCAAAAGGTTGCCCTAGTCTATCTGTAGTAAAATCTATAACAGACCGTGCAATGTCGTTTTTAGTAATAACCATTGACTCAAAAGAAGTAGTAGTTTGATCCCAATTATTATCAAAATAAATTGTATCTAGCAACCCATTTGTATATAAAGCTACTTTTTGTTCATCATCTACAGAATCTGGGCCTGTTAATGTTCTTGGCCAAATTGATGATAGATCTCCAGTCAAATACCAAAGATTATCTTGCTTATAGTGCACTGTTACTATTCCATTATAGCATGTCAATCTCCTGTACGTAGCATTTGGGGTAGAAACAATGTTTACGTTATCGTTTTGTGGTACAAATTCCACATCTCCGGTTCCTATTTTTATAAATGAAAATTGAGATCCAGTTGTGGAAGTAGATGGGAGGGTTACGTAAATAATTGATGAAGAATTTAAACAGACTATCTTACTGTTGAGATGATGCCCAGCAGTTAGACTGCTAACAAATACGAGTGGAGATCTTCTATCGTAACTTACAATTTCATTTAAATCAGCTTTGTCTGTAGATGACATTACGCCAGCATTATACTCCGTTGCTTGAGGTATGACAGCTGTAGCACTCAATAAACCAGTAGAGGAACTAATTGATACAGTATTTGTATTTCTAAATAATTTTAATTCTGTTGGAATGTGAGGCTCGGTGTTACTAACAATAAACGCTCCTACGTCCGAAACTAACTCAAACCGCATGCCTCTACCGGTAGTCAATGTTGATTTTGTAAGTTTTCCAAAAGCATCTCCAACTAAAAAATCATTTTCTCTGTAAGAAGTTTGTCCCGTGCCGCCATTTATTTGTTGAGCCACGCCAACAAAGTCTGCAGAAATGTTTTTAGTTTCTGAATCATACCTCATGGCAATTAAATCATTTTCAAGAGGATTTAGTAAGCCAGCAGAAAGAGCATCTATGCGAGATAAAAGGTCATTTACGTATTCTGCTGTAACTAAAGCAGAACCATAAACTCTTCTGGTTGTTTCTCCACGGGCTAAAATGAGTTGATCGCTATTTTTAATATCGTTGACAACTGGAAGATCTGTAATTCGTATGCCGGCCATATATGTAATTATCTACTATTTGTTATTTTACTTTATTTAGCACAAAGTATTGCTATGAAATCTCCAGTTTCGAGATATAATATTGCATCTTCTCCTTCTTGCAACACGAGTGGGCATATTTTTACTGCTGTTTCAATTGGACAATCATAAACAGGAAAAGTATTACCTCTATTTCCGGAAGTAATAAAAAGGTTAGGCAAAGGGATGTTTGCTGGGCATTGCATTGCTTATTATTTAATTGAAAAGCCGTCAAAAAGAAAAATAAAAATATATTTTCTTAAATAGATAAATAAATAGATTATATGGGTTTAAAATTCCTAACCACAGAATTGCATGAAGAGCTTGATTTTCTCGTAGAAGAGAAAAACTCAGCTGAACCGCAAAAATATTATATTACTGGACCGTACATGATGGCTGAAAAGCAAAATCAAAACGGAAGAGTGTATCAGTTGGATGAAATGACTAGAGAAGTAGGTCGTTACGGTACTGACATGATTAAAACCCGTAGAGCTATTGGGGAAATGAATCATCCCCAATCAACGGAAGTAAACCCAGTAAATGCTTGTCACCTTGTTACTGAGCTTAGACAAAACGGCAATTATTTCATGGGTAAATCGTTAATTCTTGATACTCCACTAGGGCAGCTTCTTAAGAGTTTGGTTAAAGATAAAATTCAAATGGGAATTTCCACACGCGGTCTCGGAAATCTTTCTGAATCGTCAGATGGTAAACGTGTTTCCAATTTTCATCTTATTTGTTTGGACGTAGTGCATCAACCATCAGTACAAAACGCCATGTTAGAGTCCATTTTAGAATCTAAAGAATGGACAGTTGGAACAGACGGAAGAATTTTGGAAATTTCCATGAATGCTTATAATAATCTTAAAGAATCTGTTGCTAAGCTTCCGAGACATGAGACAGAAGCTTTTTTAAAAGAACACTTGATGAAATTTATTAGCTCGCTTAAGTCATCTTAACCTTTTATGAAACCAACCAAAGATATTAAGCAATTTATTTCAAACATTGCCGACAAAAATTACAGTCAAGCTAACGTTTCTTTACAGAAAATGATAGAAAATAAACTCAAAGAGCGTATTCAAAGCACTTTGAGCCTAAAAAAATAAATTAATTTAGATAAATAAAAATACAAGACCATGATCAAAAACATTCTCAACGAACAATTCAAAGATCTTATTTCAGAGGAAACTTTGAATACGATAGAAGAAACGTTTCAACAAGCTGTTGAAGAAAAGGCAAATCAAAAAATTGAGCTCGAGACAGAAAATGTCAGACAAAAACTTGATGAGTCTTATACAGAGAAACTTCAATTAGTTATTGAAAAGATCGACCAAGATCACACAACCAAATTAAAAAAGCTCGTTGAAGCAATTGATACTGATCATGCAGTCAAACTTCAAAAGCTAGTCAAGGGAATTGACAAGAAGCACACAGGAATGCTTAAGCAAATCGTCGAAAAATACGAAACTGAAATGGCTGGGGAAGCTAAGTTTTTCCAAGATCGCCTCGTCGAAGAGGTTTCCAACTATCTTGACCTTTATATTGATAAGACAATTCCAAAAAATCAAATTGCAGAAGCAGTCGAAAACATCAAGGCCGCTAAACAACTCAAACAAATCCGTCAAATCGTCGGTATTTCAGAAGAATTTATCGACAGCGAAATTAAGGAAGCTCTTATTGACGGCAAAAAGACAATTGATTCACTTCGTTCTGAATTGAATACAGTCTTGAAAGAAAATGTAAATTTGGCTCATAAGACAAATAAAGCTGAAGCTTATATTTTGCTTGAGCAAAAGACTGCTGAATTACCTTCTGCTAAAAAAACTTTTATTAACAAATTGCTTGGAAATAAATCCCCAAGTTATATTGAAGAAAATTTCGCTTATGTTGTTGACATGTTTGAAAAAGAATCCCAAGACGAAGTGGATCTTATCAAAGAATCAGTTCAACAAGAAAGCACAAGTGCTTCTAAAGTAGACCGCCCAGTGGTCATCGAAGAGCAACAAAATTTTAACAATGAGATCGAGCGCATTCCTTCAGGTGAAGGGGTAAGCGGCTATCTGAACGAGATGAAAAAAATCAGTGCAAATAAATACACTCGATAATTTCACTCACAATAAACAAGGAGACAAACAATAAAATAAAACTATGGCAAATTTAATGCATATTAACAAAGATTACGCTCAACAACTCGTCGAGAAGTGGAGTCCAGTTTTGGATTTCAAGTCCGATAAAGTTAATGAGATCACAAACGAAACAACTCGTTTAAACACAGCTATCCTCTTGGAAAACCAAGAGAAATGGTGCTTAAACGAAGGCAACACAACAGGTGGCGGTGGTGTATTCGGTGGAACAGCTGGTCAGAACTTCGGTACTAGCACTGTTCAATCCGGAGACAACTACGCAACTGGTGATGCTCGTTTACCAAAAGTCCTTATCCCAATGATTCGTCGTACATTCCCTGAGCTCATTACTAATGAGATCGTGGGTGTGCAACCAATGACTGGTCCAGTCGGTCTTGCTTTCGCAATGCGCTACAAGTATGAAGACTCCGCTCTCGGAGCTCCTTCAAACGGCGGCGACGGAAACAATACTGCTGGTGCGTCACTCGGTGGGAATACAGGTTACTCAAACACAGTCAATGGTGGAAAAGAATTGGGTTATAACTACCTCAACTCCTCATTTACAGGCGCTTCTGCTGCATTCCTCTCCGGAGGAGCTGACGGAGCATTCAGCAATCTTTTAGAAGATTCTGGTGTTGGTGCGTTTATGAGTCAGTTTGAGCTTAGCTCAAAAATTCCTCAAATCACTGTTTCGTTTGAAAAAACAGCCGTTGAAGCTCTAACCCGTAGGTTAGCAGCTAAATGGTCTGTTGAGCTCGAACAGGATCTTAAAAATATGAATGGTATCGATATCGATGCTGAGCTTACTAACGCTATGTCTTACGAGATCCAGGCTGAAATCGACCGCGAAATGATCGCGCGTATGATCCAAGTCTGCCTCA